CGGCTAATACAAAAGGTCGTGGCTCTGATGATGGTAAATTTATTAGCGCCCAGTTACTTGACGAGGCTTTCTTGGAGAGATTTGCCATCACCGTTGAGCAGGAGTACCCTACAATGTCAGTTGAGAAGAAGATTGTTCTCAACAAGATGGAACGTGCAGGGTGTGTCGATGAGGACTTTGCTACACATCTCGTCACATGGTCTGATGTTATCCGTAAGACCTTTAATGAAGGTGCTATTGATGAACTCGTCAGCACTCGAAGGCTGGAACATATTGTGAATGCTTATGCTGTTTTTAAGAACAAGCTCAAAGCAATCACACTGTGTACAAATCGCTTTGATGAGGACACTAAGCAAGCCTTCATCGATTTGTACACTAAGGTTGATCCTTCTAACGAGCAGGATGAGGTCTCGGAAGGAACTACAAATGATGTCAGCTTTTAGGGCTTGACATTATCTGTTAAATTTAGTATAATAGTTTTATAGTTTTGAAGAGTATCTATAAAAACTCTATCGAAGAACGGTCTGCCATCGTGCAATAAACGACCATTAATCTTAAATAAAATAGTAAGGAAAAATATTATGAAAATTCACGCAGATGATCCACGCAATCGTTTTGGGGAAGACTTATCAGAAGTTTTTGGTCCAAAGCGAGAACGCCGACACGTTTCGACTCTGACTGCATTAGAGAAAGAGGCAATCTCAAGAAAAATCCCAGAATTTCTAGATACTGATCAATTGGGTGACGATCCAACATTATTTGCGATAGTAAATTTAGTTCTCGCTGCATTGCAACAATCCCGTGCTTTGTATGGGATCGATCTCAGCTGGTGTTCTACTGAACAGTTCATGGAGACAGGACTACAACGTCCGAGCCAAATGTACAAACCAGTTGAAAAGATAAAAAAGAACGGTAAAGTTCAGCGTGGAATCCAGTTACGTCATTTAGTAATGGATATTTTGTTTAACTTCTCTGCCGAACAAGTGCTAATGGGTGTTGCTCGTTACTCTACTGTAGAGGATATGTATTACATGAATGACGCTCAACACCGATCAGTTGGTTGTGTCATTGTAGGTATTCGTTCTCTTCCTTTGGAGTATAAAGTAAGTGAGTTCCGTAGTGATGATATCATTCAGTATACGGCCGTGAATCTTCGCAGCCTGCAAGCAAGCGAATATGATCGTTATCGTGTTATGTGTCAGACTATTGATACGAAAATGGCAGAAGATAACAACTTTGATAAGGCAATGTTTGATCAAGAGTTTGTTTTAGCATGGGAGTTAAGAAACATGCTACGCAAGTTTAATTGTAAACTTATCGAAGGCGGTGGTGATAAGCCAAAGCGTAACGAATCTACTGGCGTACGCAACATGCGAAGGCACTTCGCATCATATTCTAATGATATTTTTGAGGCAGCTTTGAAAGTTGACCGACAAGCGTTCTACGATGCATCTATAGGTACCCCCAACATTTGGGGTCTGTGCGAATTTTTGCAAATTCAATCACAGAATCCTGCAAATAATATGCAGGTTATTGTCGAGATGCTTGTTGAGTCAATTCGTGTGGTATATAAGCCTTCTCGCCTAAACATGCATATGGAAATTAAGAACGCATGGAAGACTGGCCCAGGGGCGGAGCTATCTATCCCTGAGCAACTCAAGATTGCAGGGGGCATCCACAAGTTAGTATCGATGAGTTACCCTGAATATCAGTGGGAAGTTCCATATCTTTGTGGTAAGTCAATTTCTGAGTCGTACCTTCAGAAGTACAAGGTACCTGAAGTGCAGAAAACTAATTTGGCAGCACTTTTTGTATGATAAACAATACTCAAAAAATCAATGAAGTAATTGAGAGTAGACGGCAAGCGCCGTCTACTCAGTACTGTGAAACAACTTATTATAATACAGAAGGGTATGCCTTTTGGGTAGACAATCAATTTGATCCTGATGTTTTGTTCAAAATTAAGTGCATGTTTTCTTATGCTAGAAAATTCAAGTGGAATAAAGAAGAGACACAAGAGTTCATACAAAATAATATAAATGAATCTAGAAGTCACATCTCAGATGGCATAGAATATTTTTATGATTGGGGCGCCGGCGATAACAAAACAAAAATTTCAAATCACTGGCACTTGCCGCATCTAGATCACATAATTCCTAGATCAGAGGGGGGAAATGACTCTCCGAGCAATCTTCGTATTAGATGCAGTCTTCTTAATCAGAATAAAAGTAATACTAATACAGATGCCGAAAGATACGCTACTATCATAGACTTCTGGAATGACATAGAAGACAAGTCTCGCTATAGTAAAAACTTATTAGATATGATAGGACAATCATGTTATGAAAAGTAAAATATACAAGTTCAATGAAGACGCTCTTGTAAAAGAGTTTATGGATTACATAGACTCTACTTACGGTGGACACTACGGGCAAGGCGGACTACAGTCCGCTGAGGTCATCGTAGACAGAGGACACGGTCTAGGATTCTTTCTAGGTAATGTCGATAAGTACAATGCTCGATACGGTAAGAAAGGTGAACCGGCTGATCATCGTAAGGACATCTTGAAAGTGATTCATTATGCATTCCTAGCATTGAATGAACACGATAGAATAAACTCTTGACTTTGAACTACAAGTTATGTATACTGTAGGTACAATAAATTTTAAGGATATATTATGAAAATAAGTAACGATACACTCTCGGTTCTAAAAAACTTCGCAGGTGTTAACACTAACATTCTGATCCGTGAAGGTAATGTTTTGTCTACTATCAGTGCTGGCAAGAATATCTTTGCTCGTGCTACTGTAGCCGAACGCTTTGATCGTGAGTTTGCAATATACGATCTTAACAGTCTGTTAGGTTTGTTGACTCTGATGGAAGATACTGATGTAGCTTTTGGTGATGAGTCAATCACGGTATCAAAGGATCGCAGTCTGTTTGAATATTACTACGCTGATCCTGAGATCATTGTGTCAGCTCCTGACAAGCAAATTGAAGTAGATGATTATTTCAGTTTTGATCTTTCTGCTACTGACTTAAATATGGTGATGAAGGCAGTTGGTATTACAGCAGCACCGATGATGAGTATTATAGGTGATGGTTCTGAGGTTGTTCTTACTGTAGGTGATCCGGCAACTGCTAAGAGCAATAGCTTCAAGCAAGTTATTGGTGCTAGTGAAAAGAAGTTTGCAGCACATCTTCAGATTGAAAACTTAAAAGTCATCTCAGGCGATTATCGTATTATTATTTCCGAGAAAAGGTTCATGCATCTTATAAATACTAATACTGATGTAAAATATTGGTTGGCTCTTGATAAGACTTCGGAGATCTCATAATGAATGAAGATCGCCTTGAAATTCAAATAAGAGAAGCTACTAACGGTTGGGTAGTAGAATTTAATAAATTTGGCGAGACTATAGAGTACATATACTCTCGCCCTGGTCCTGCTATTAGTTTTGCTAAAAAAGTAATGACAGGTGATGCAGATGTTTTTAACGGAGCAGCAGATGAATCCTAGCAAAGAAAATCTCGAATCAGAAGTAACTATCGAAGATGATAATTCTTCAGAAGATGAGACTGAAGGTAGGCACATTGAGTTAGTCATCAACGATGATACTTCTATTAAAGAGAAGTTTGGTTAGTGAATTTGTTCTTTTTCTTATTAAAATATATTATGACTGGTGTAAACGATGAAAGAACATTTCCTCTGGGTCGAGAAATACAGACCCCAAACAATCGATGATTGTATCCTACCTGAAGATACAAAGGCGACTTTTAAAGAGTTTCTAAAGAAAGGAGAAGTTCCTAATCTTCTCCTTTGTGGTACAGCAGGCACAGGTAAGACTACAGTTGCTAGAGCCTTATGTGAAGAACTCGGTTGTGATTATATTGTTATCAATGGTTCAGATGAAGGTCGTCAAATCGATACTCTCCGAACTAAGATCAAAAGTTTCGCTAGTGCTATCAGTTTCGAAGGTAAAACTAAGGTCGTAATCATCGATGAGGCTGACTATCTTAACAAGGATAGTGTACAGCCTGCTCTTCGTGCATTCATAGAAAACTTCTCAGAAAATTGTAGATTTATATTTACTTGCAATTATAAGCAGCGTATCATAGCTCCTTTACATAGCCGAACAACTGTAATTGAGTTTAAGTCGGATAAGAAAGATAAAGCAGTACTTGCATCTAAGTTTATGAAGCGTATGCAAGTCATCCTCAATAGTGAGGGTGTTGCATATAAAGATCCTGTGTTAGCAGAATTGCTAATGAAATATTTCCCTGATTATCGTAGAGTCATAAACGAACTTCAACGATACAGCTCTGCTGGTACTATTGATGAAGGAATTCTCAGTAATATAGCAGAGATAAATACGAAGGAACTTGTCAATTCTTTGAAAGAAAAGGATTGGAAGAAGATGAGGCAGTGGGTTGCTAACAATGTTGATAGTGATCCTCAATGTATATTCAGATTTATTTTTGATAGTTTGGTGCCTGAAATTTCTACTGTTCCTCAGATGGTTCTTCTTATTGCAGACTATCAGTATAAATCGGCATTTTGTGCTGACCAAGAGATAAATCTTATAGCCTGTTTGACTGAAATCATGGCAAGTGTGAAATTCAAATGATAAAATATATACACGTTAATCAACATAAAATCCGTTCTAACAAAAAGCATGGGACTAATGAACCTGTAATTACTATCAAAGAAGGCAGGAAAAATACTTACTGCCATGAAGTAGAGATACACGGTCCTAGTAAAATGTTTTATGGTGGTAACGACAAACCAATTCTACCTTGCGGGGCAAGAGTAGTAATAGAGACAGAAGCGTCGGTGACATTCAAATGAAAACTAAATTTTCAACAGTAGATTATCACTCTAAGGTCAGAGTGGTTTTTAAAAATGGCTTTTCACATGAAGTTTGGGTGAAAGGTATTATATTTGATGATGATGGTCAAATTGGATGGGAACACATACACGACCATAATGAATTCCTCGAGTTCTTACCAGATGAAATTCTATGCATACTTAGAGTAAAGTATAAAAAAGTTAGACAATGGCACATTCTTCGAGGTCTGATTGGCTTATTTTCTAGCACTTCTACTAGTGTCAAGACTGCTTCATCAACTGCTTCTAGCGGCATAACCGGACTATTCTCATCTATCGGGTTTGCTATAAAGAAAGTGGTATCAGGAATCTTTAACGGTATTAGAAGAATAGTATTAGGAATCCTTAATGGTATTAAGCGAATAGTTTTAGGAATACTTATTGGTATTAAAACAATAGTTTTAGGAATTCTCAATGGCATCAAACGAATAGTTTTAGGAATTCTCAATGGTATTAAAACCATACTTTCTGCTATTTGGGCTAACATAAAGAAATTGTATATCATAGTGCAAAAGATACGACAAATTATAACTAAAACTAGAAGACGGCTGTTTGGAATAAAATAATATGAGTTTTCTTGCAGAATTGGGTCCGCCTGTTGAAGTAGTGAACGAAAAAGATTACGAAGAAAAAATATCAAAGATTAGTCCTTTTCAGTTTGCCGACAGTATTAGTAATACTAAAGTAGATTTAATGGATACTGAACATGCTGAATCTCAGTATAATCCTTTTATAGTAAACCGTGCATTGAGCTTCGGGCATGACACTGTAATTGCTGCGAATGAGATGAATAGTAGACCTCACATAGATGCAAGAATGCAGTATGATTTTTTGAGATCAGTAATCAGGAAAGGTAAACGATACAATAAATGGTTGAAACCTGAAGAGTCTGATTTAGAAGCGATACAAGAATATTTTGGGTACAGTTTTAACAAAGCTAAAGAAGCATTGAGAATTCTTTCCAACGATGATATAGAGCGTATAAAACTAAAATTGAGAACCTCTAAAGGAGGTAAAGTATAAATACCTATGTTAAATTGAACAGCATTAATATAGGTGAAATAAAGATGGATGACCGTAGTAATTTTTTTGACATTGATTATCCTGGATATTCTCCCTTGGAGATAAAATTAGACAATCCAGAAAATTTTCTTAAAATAAAAGAAACACTCTCTAGGATTGGAGTAGCTTCCCGCAAAGATCAAATTCTTTATCAGTCTTGCCACATTCTTCATAAGCAAGGCAGATACTTTATAACTCATTTCAAAGAGCTATTTGCTTTAGATGGCAAGATTGCTGACTTTACTGAAAATGATATACAACGAAGAAACACTATTGCCAAATTATTGCAGGAATGGGGTTTAATTGCTATATTAAATACAGAAGAATTGTCAGGTTGTCCGATGAGCCAAGTTAAAATTGTTTCGTTCAAAGAAAAAGTTGAATGGGAATTAGTGCCTAAATACAATATAGGCAAAAAAAGATAAAAAAAGTTGACGTTAGCATATAAATGATGTATAAATATTAGTGTCAGATGAACTGACACCAATACCCGGGATGCCGCAAGGATCCCATTACATACTCGCTGAAAAGGAGACGCAAGATGGTAACTCGTAAGTTCAATGTAGCCGACATGGCTGAAATTTTAGATAATGTAAGACCATTCACAGTGGGCTTTGATCGTATATTTGACAATCTCAACAATGTATCAGAGATTGCAAGCAACTATCCCCCCTACAATATCATTAAACAAGATGATGAACACTTTGTAATAGAACTTGCAGCCGCAGGTTTTTCTAAAGAAGAGTTCAACATACATCTTGTACCAGAAGGCAATAAACTTGTTGTCCAAGGGGTACAAGATAGAGGTGAAGACACAAAAGAATACTATCATAAAGGCATTGCTGCTAGAAACTTTACACGAACTTTTGCTTTGACAGAAGATGTAGAAGTAGAAGGTGCAGAGTTTACAGATGGTATGCTTAACATTTCTCTCGTTAGGATTATTCCTGAGGAGAAAAAACCGAAAGAAATTACAGTGAAATAAATAGGATATTATTATGGCCAACGTACAAATTATAAAGCTTTCTTCAGGCGAGGATATCATCGGTGATGTTACTGAGATAAATCTTGAAGGCGGTAAGATGATTCAAATTTCTAAACCGTGTTATATTATGATGAGACCTAAGCCCGAGAATGAGTATGAATATGTACTTGGCCTTACTCCATACTGTCCGTATGCGAAAGATCAAATCATCCCAATCATGCCTACGCATGTCATTTCAGTATATAATCCCACTACTGCGTTGTTGAATGAATACAATAACAGATATGGTAGCGGTATTGTTGTTCCTGATGATAAAGTAGCTGCCCCCGCACCTAAACAGATCATCACAGGATAAATTATGTACGAATATAGAGCAACGATAAGAAGAGTCGTGGACGGGGATACCGTAGACGTTGACATCGATCTCGGATTTGGTGTCTGGTTAAAGGATGAGCGTGTCCGTATCATGGGCATCGACACACCTGAGTCTCGCACCAGAGATAAGGTGGAAAAGAAGTTTGGAAAAGCTGCCGGTGCTAGATTGAAAAGTTTATTAGGAAAAACTGCTGTACTGAAAACTCGTGTAGCAAAAGACGGCGAGGATATGAAAGGTAAGTTCGGACGAATTCTAGGAGACTTCCAGGTTTACTATGAGGCTGAAGACAGGTACT